CTTCTCTTCCTCGATCTCGTAGCCGTCCAGCCATGCACGAGCGAATAGATCATAATTCTCTTGGTCAAGAAGCCACAAACGTATTTTCTCTCCTCCGTTGTTAATAGCATTACGGAGATTACGTTTTTCTTGTTTTGATCTTTCAATCCAATCCGCAACAAACTGCGGAATCACTGGTATATTCAATTCTTGTCGAATCTTATCAGCATCCTTCAATTGATTGCCAACCCATGCTCCCTCAAGTTTTCCTTGTTCGTAACCACTACGGTATTTCATCGAACCGTAGTCGTCCCCTAACTCTTTTAGAATGTCATTAAGCCATCTGGTTTGAGTTGTTGGATCAAACCCTCTTATTCGACGAACGACATCTTTTAACTTGAATGGCAACGGTTCTGGCTCGTCCAAAGACCGCAAGTCTTTCAAAACCAAATCAACTGAGGTCATTTTTTTCTTGCTAGCTTTAAATTTTTCATAGCGTTCAATTAGTCCCTGTATGTTCATTCTCAAACTCCTCGCTTTCTTTAAAATCGTCAACATAAAAATAATTGACATTCTTAGGGTTGACAGACAAATTTCTAATCCTCATCAAATTTCCATTGTTGAACTGACTAGTAATCTTGGTAAGTTCTTTTTCTGTAAAATTTCTTACTAGAAAATTAAGTTCTCCACCATCAGAGAAGCAAATTTTTATTTTTTGATAATTGCTAACTTGCCCACTTTCAGGTTCATAACCAAGCAAGTATCCTACGCTTACTCCAAAATAATCTGCTAACTGACTTGCTTTATTAGTTTTGATTTGACTTTCCTCATTTTCCCAATAAATGTATGTTCTTTTTGTAACACCTATTTCATCAGCTACTTTTTGCTGAGTCAACCCCTTTTCTTTTCTCAATTGTTTCAGTCTGTTCATCCTTCACACCTCCTTAAAACGGCAATCCATCATCTGGAATATCCATCGGATCACTGGCTCTGAAAGTTAGTGGCATCTGATTTTCCATACTCGAATGGTCCGCAGTCTTATCTCGCTTTTCCAAAAGCTGAAAGCTCTCAGCTACAACTTCCGTCACATAGACACGTTGTCCTTGCTGATTATCATAGCTACGAGTCTGGATGCGACCTGTGATTCCTACCAGGTTACCTTTTTTGAACCAGTTTGCAAAGTTTTCAGCTTGCTGACGCCACATGATGCAACTGATAAAATCGGCTTCACGATCACCTGCCTGATTCTTAAAATTGCGATTCACTGCCAAACTGAATGTCGCAACTGCAACATTTGATGGTGTGTATTTCAACTCAGGGTCACGAGTCAAGCGCCCAATTAACACCACATTATTGATCATCTTTCTTTTCCTTTCTTGCTGCACGTTCCCCGATTAAATATCCTAAGAACATCCATAAAATAGCCATCCCAAATTCTTTAATAAGTTCAATCATTTTATTTTCCTCCTGAAAAAGTTGCTAGATAGTAACAATCCTTAGCACCGTAGTCGAATCGTGTTGTCCGTTTGCCTATATGCTTCTCAAATCTTGGGTGAGTGATAGCTGAGAAAGCCCATTGATGGTCTTCCATCCGTTCAATGAGATCATCAACGTTATTAAACGTCCCAAGAAAAAATTGACAGTGCCCGTTATAGACGAAGTAAAGATTTAACATCAATACCTCCTAAAATAACTTCAACTGCTTCTCATAAGCTTCAAGTCTCTGTTGAGCAAGAATGAAAATAGCTTGATCAAGCTCGCAACCGACATATTCAAAACCCAACTCCTGACAAGCAATCAAACTACTTGCTGAACCAACATGAGTATCAAGAATCTTGTCTCCGTCTTTTGCGTAAGTTTGAAGTAACCAAAGATAAAGATTGACTGGTTTTTGTGTCGGATGGATTCTAACCTCATTCAAGGCCTTATTTCCTTGTTGTATATGACCTTCAGATATTGACTTGCCTTGCATCATACCATTCCACATATAGCGAAACAGACGTGTACTTTCATGTAAGCTGCAGTATGCTATCTCACAATCTGAAAAACTTGAATGACCATTAACTTTGTCCCACACAATACGGCCAGAACCGAAAGAGTAGTCGAAGTAGTTCACACCAAAAATAATTTGATTTTTAGATACTCTGAAAAGTTCATCAAAATAATCTCTGTTTGGAATTTGCCACTCTGAGATTTCGCCATACAGTCTGCTCACACCTATTGGACTGATTTTTCGTCCGTAAAATTTCCTTTTTTCTGGTCCAGAAAAATATGGTGGATCGACAATAGCTAGGTCGAAGTAATCATCAGGATATTGTTTCATGATATCCATACAGTCGCCGTTTAAGAATTTCATCATCCCTCCACCTCCACTGGATAGAAATTTCCAAAGGATACTCTCAACGCCTTGCCTACCTGCAACGCAACTGCACGAGAAATAAACCGCATAGCTTTCCGCTCGTCCGAATATGAGACATCAATGCCAGTCACACTAATAGCTACAGACATCAAGAACGGTTTGTCTTCTCTTGACCCATGTTTCAAGATAAACATCAGCCACCTCCATTTTCAAGCCTTTCAAGTAGTTCACGTTTACGCTCTTCGAGTTCCTTCTTAGTCTCATCACTGGTATTGTTGACATAGTTAGGCTGTGACCATTCAGGAACATTTGATTTTTGATTCCCTGACTGACCCTTGATTTTACTTTCTTTGTACGCTCGCTCACGTTCATCGACTGCTGCAATCGTCAAAACTCCATCGTTCTTCCAATTCGTCAAAATCGCTCTGATATAACTAAAATTTCTTTTACCATTGTCAGCAGCAAGACCAATTGCTTTCAGGACAACCTTCGCTTCCATACCATCCAATGTGATGAACTCTTTTAAGATTTCAAATTGAGTTCCATCCAACGGAGCGATACGAGATTGATATTCTTCCACGATGAGTGCGACTGGATTTTCATCTACATCTTTCTCTATCTCTATATCTATATCTTTCTCTATATCTATATCTCCGTTGCAAGTTGTTGCAATAGTGTTGCAATGCAACCTCCTCAACTCTCTATGTTTGCGACTTCTACGAGTGCTCGCCGTTTCGCTCCCAACCATTTCAGGAACCTGTTCTAAGAAATAATCTCTGTCATTTTTTCTAGTCAGCAAGCCCTTACTCTCCAAGAAAATCAAAGTGATTTTAATATCTTCAACATTCTCATCAATGACAAGAGCGATTTCTTCAGCTAGATTGTCAGCAAGTCCATCATAGTAGATGTGCCCGCCATCCTCTAAACTAATCAACATCATTTTGAGATAGATGATAGTGTGCGTATCGCCACCTGCAATTTTACGAAGCAATTTCATTTCTTTGGACTTGAAAAAATCCTGAGCTAGTTGAATCCAGTAGTATCGCTTGTTTTTAACTACCATTGATACCCTCCGTTTTTCTACTAATCCACAAATGTTTCTTTTCGTGTCACGGGATCAATATCCACACGTCGACCTGTTTTAAAGTCGATAAACCCTTTTTCAACTTGAGGCGTTTGAAATTGAATCTTCTTTTTCTGTCTCATTGCCATTTTCAGCTTGATATTCATAATCAGCGATTCAATCAATACTACTGACACTGCTGTGCCTACTGCGATAATTTGTAAATTGTTCATGTTTTTTATCCTCTTTTTGTGCTATAATATAGTCAAATAATTTTGCTAAGACCTTGTCCAGAAGCCTTTTAGTAAAGTTATTATATTTGATTAGAGAGCCATTCTTTGATGGCTCTTTTTGACCATTTCTTACCAGGTAATTCCTTTGGAAATCCCTTTAAGTAACGATAATTATCTGAAAATGTGGCATACTTAATTCCTAGAAAATCACAGGTAGTGTTCACATCCATCAACTCTGGATAGTGATCACTATCTTTTTCTATCTCGACTAGCCTTGTGATTGTGTCCTTAATAATGGACTTAATCCATTCAGATAGTGAAAGTAGAACATTGTCCATCTTCTTCCCCTCCTACCCTTCGTCAAATGAGTTCAATTTCATGATTTTCATCTTGGTATTGGTGCTTGGCTCCCAAGTCATCCAGTAGGCCAATGCGGCTTCTGCAAACTTTTTCGGTAGCAAATCATAGCGACTGATGTTGAAATGATCCTTGAAATCAATCTCAGCTTGTCTAAATACTGATTGAGCGAAGATTTTATCAGCGTAAGCTGGACTGTCAATACCACCCAAGCAAGCCACGACACGAGCCTTACGCTTCTTCAGTAGCGATTGAGCGTAGCTCGGATGAATCGGTTGCTCACTCTTCAAATAGTCAATATCTTCCAGCATGGTCGCCTGTTGCTCACGCAATTTCTTTTGTCCAGTAAATAGAGCGATAAAAGCATCTTCGTCCAAATCCTCACGAATGAATCCGCCCTGCTTGCGAATAGCTGGCAAAACCTCTGATGTCACCCAGCGCTTGAACTCTTTAGCTTGTGGAAGCTTACTTGAAAGAATGAGAGAGTAGAGACCAGATTCGTTGATAATTAACATATCCTGTGTTCCACCACTAGTAGGGATGCCCTGTTTTAGGGCGTCCTCTTCATCAACGTGAAGAGCAATCGCATTTCTAGCCTTGCTATATCCTAGGATATCCGCTACATCCTTACCGACAAACCAAGGCTCGTCATCAATTGTCAAAGTACGGACTTCCTGCCCGTGAAAATTAAAAATTTCGTTCATAATGTTCCTCTTCTTACTTTTCCTAGTGTTAAAATAGTTTCCCAAACATCTAGTCCCTCAAGACTATCAATCATCATCTGACTAAGTTGGTGATTTTTCTTCTGCCAATTCAGTATTATTTTCGCTTGCATGTATGGACCTCTCAGTGATTTCTCCAAGGGTTTTCAATACCCAAAATATCTACGACTTTTTCTTTCACATAATCACTTCCTTTTCCATATTTCAGTAGCTCTGAAATAACTGATGATGCTACAGGTACTTGTTTTGCCAATTCGGCTTGAGTCATATCCAACTCAATCAAACGAGTTTTAATTTTAGTCTTAATTATTTTTAGTTCTTTACTCATTTTTTCCTCCAATCTGTGTTTTAGTATTTTCTAGATATATTGTTAGGATTTGAACTATATCCTCTAATGAATATGTTACGCGCTTAGAGATAAAATGTTTTTCAAACAATCTTATTGCCTCATAGTGATGTTGACTTGTTATATATGAATTATTTTCAATAAAAAATTTACAGAATTCTTCTGACGATTTGTCTGTCATACAAAATAATAGACAAAGTGATAGAGTGTCATCTTTATTGTTTTTTATTTTCGAAAAGTCATCGAAGATATTTCTGCCAAATATAACTTTATACCTGACTGGAACATCTGCCCTTGCAGATATAAAGTATGTTTTTTTGTTTATTTTTATTTCCAGTGTTTCTATCATTTCCTACCTCGTTTACCTACTTTATGTGACTAATAATTTTGCTTTACTCATCTTCTTCCTTTCTATATTTCTCTGCTTCTTTTGAAATTTTCAAAAGCATTGAAAGTCCCCCAACTACTCCA